ATTTCAGTTGAAGACTTTGATGCCATAATTCCTGGATCCGGTACTCCTGGTGATGATTGGGCCTTGGCTTACCGTAATGGTCAAGACCCTAGTGATTCCACGTTTGTGTATAATTTTGTTACGCTTGGTGTTTATAGTTTGGAGCTGGTTGCCATTCGTTTTAAAGAGTTTATGGAAACTCAAGCTTCGAAGCCTAATATCCTTTATATTGCAGCTAGTTATATTCCAGTTCTTGGTAGTTGGTCGCGTGCCCAGATTTCCCTTCTTGACGCCAATATCCATGTTGATATGCGTTCGCATTTGAAGTTCCAGAACCGTACTGTATCGTCCAGTGGTTCTAAGAGTACTGATATTATTGATACGAATCCTTTGTATGGTAAACAGTACGGTGGTTACGGTAATGGTACCATGATTAATGTTGGTCAAGGTCCGACCTTTGCAGGTTTGTTGGGTAGTTCCAATGAAGGTTTGATTGCAGCTGATGGTACTGCAGTTAATACTATGAAGGAACCCCCTCCACCAAAGCAATTGCCTCAAGTACGCCATTCTGGATCAATATCTATTGAACCTGGTGAGATTCGCAAATCTAGTTTGTACTGTAAGAAATCGTTTAAAGTTAACAAGTTGATTCAACAATTGGGAACTCAATCTAATGTTAACCCAAGTGGTGATTCTTTCTTTTTCCATAACCTTGGTTCGTTCCGTATCTTTGCGTTGGAGAAGGTTATGTATGATATTGGTGAAGCCAGTATTGATGTTAGTTTTGAAATTCAAACTACTACATCGTCTTATATTAGTAATGTTGACAGACCATTGACTGCTCAAATTGTTCAAAATATTTAATTAATTAATACATTCTCATTGGTAAGTAAATGAAATAAAAACGGCGTCTGATAGCTTCGGCCAACACAGGGCAATCAAACAATTGTTCCGGTGTGTAATTACTTGTTATGATGATGTTTTTCGGTCTGATTTGTATAGAAGATCCTTTACATTCGGCCATGAATGCATAACGATCTGCCCAGATCTTTAGATAATGACCGAGTACTTTGGTATCCAAGTCATCCATTAGTACGTTGGTCTCGCCCTGGTAGCCATCCCACCATTTGTTTTGAGCTTTCAGGTATAATGATGTGCCGTAATTAGCTCGAGCGTAGTGGGATTTACCAGTTCCAGGCGGCCCATGTATCCAAATACCAGTACAAGCAGCCATGTCAGTAGGACGAATCATATTGTCCATTGCAATTGTTTTTAACGTCCGGTAGTATTTGATGTATACATCTGGAGGGCAGTCGTCCAATCTACCCTCCTTTGCGGCAAGTTTGGCTCCCTCCCAGTCAGTCTTGTCGTTTCGTTTGAATGGCTTGGATCCAAGTTCAAATCGAGTTCCTGCAATGGCTGTGTCATCCTTGAAGACATATGCCTCTGCTGCCTCTGAGCGTGAGGGCTCAGCATGTACTCGGGTTCCAAATAGTTTCCGAATGGCTGCGAGACGGACTGCCCGTTTGAAGCTGACGAAAAGCTGCCAATGGGGCCTACCAGTATTGGAACCAATCTCCTTCTGGCCACGAAGCCATGCAATTCCTCCAGGTAATTCAGTTGGTTGTGTCCATGACTCTCCGGAGTCTGAGTCATTGATTGTGAGTAGCCAGTGTCTTTGTTGTGCCATTGTAATCCCATTATGGTTTCAGAAAAATGTGCACAAAATCCCGGGTATTTATACTATTTGAAATTCACGCGGTTGACCTTAACCCTAGATAGGACTTAGGTTAAGGTTAAGGTTCGGACTTATAAAAAGGAGTAACCCCTTAATGAAAGTGCAACGCGAGCTTGCCTCAGACTGTCTACGCCAGGACGACAGGATGAGGTCGAGTGGCCCCAGCTCCTCCGGGATAAAAAGTCTGGGATTCATTATCTAAAATGCCCCGCCCATAAAAAAAGGGGTAAAAGGGGTAGCTCTAGTAACACCAGCGGGACGCTGCAGTATTACTTACTAGAGCGGCGTCCCACGTCCCAAAACATTTTGGGGCGGAAAAGGACGCATCCCCCCTCTTTTATTAAAAATTTATGAGAATACATGGTAAATTCGTCGGACCAAACTGGAGTGCAGGTAAGAAACAGTCATCCGTCCCTTATGGAAGGGTCAGAGCTGTGGATGAGTTTGATCTTAGTGCCAAGTTTCATGACCATGCTTATGCTACTGGTATGGATCGCAAGAAAGCGGATTATTTGTTCTATAAATGGAATGTTGGGAAGGGATTTAAACGGACAGCAGCGGCTTTAGCTGTTGGTTTTCAAGGTGCCTTTCGTTCAAAAAAAAATAATATGTATTTACCGTCTCCAATGAGAACTCCTCGCAAGAAGGCTAAACTTACACTTGGGAGAGGTCGTAGTGTTCCTCTTAGAGTTGTTAAAACCGGAGGATTGTACAGAGCGCTTAATAAGTCGTTTAAGAAGAAACCAGTGTCAAAGAAGAAGAATAAGACTGTTCAGTTGAAAGGCTATTCTGGTAGAAAAGTTAGTCGTACTAGTCGTAAAGTTCGCAAACTTACTCCCATGCAGAAATTGGGTACCACTGCAGTTTCTGAGTTTCGTTCTAGCATAAATAGTAGCACTACTGTTTATTTTGGACATTGTTCTGTTGCTCGTTCCCAAGCTTTTTGGACAATTGCTCGTTCTATTGTGAAATTGCTTGCTCTTCGTACCGGTATTTCAGTTGAAGACTTTGATGCCATAATTCCTGGATCCGGTACTCCTGGTGATGATTGGGCCTTGGCTTACCGTAATGGTCAAGACCCTAGTGATTCCACGTTTGTGTATAATTTTGTTA